TTATATTTAAGAATTATGCTTATGTTCGAGATGGTAGTGGTCAATACCAATCTATCTATGGAGATAAGTTAAAAAAAGTTACATATTGGACAGAAGAAGATTTCAGAACTGGTCGTGTATTTGAATCAGATATACCTTTAGATACTCGTATTCTTTTAGATAGATATGAGGATTCGGATGAGCCGTCAAAAGACCATCGTGAATTATTTTTTGATATTGAGGTAGAAGTTACAGATGGTTTTCCTGAACCATCAAAGGCAGCAAACAAAGTTACTTCGGTTGCTATGTATACAAAATACGATGAAAAATATCGTGTCTATGTTTTAGGTGAAGGTCAAGATAATATTAAAGATGGTGTTGATATTCGTTTTTACCAAACCGAAAGTCAATTATTACAAGAGTTTTTAAAGTATTGGATAAATGTCCAACCAACTTGTGTTACAGGTTGGAATACAAATGGTTTTGATATTCCTTATCTATACAACCGAATAACAAAAGTTTTAGGTGAGGAGTTTGCTAACGCCCTTTCACCAATACAAATCGTAAGATATAATCCAAATAAAAAGATGTATCGTATCGCTGGTGTAAGTTCATTAGATTATATGGATTTATATAGAAAGTTTACATATACTCAACAATCAAGTTATAGATTAGACCATATCGGAACTATCGAAGTTGGTATAGGTAAGGTTGAATATGAAGGAACACTTGATGATTTATATAGGGATGATATTGATAAGTTTATTGAGTATAACTTAAATGATGTTGAGATTGTTAAGGCACTTGACCAAAAGTTCAAGTTGTTAGACTTGGCTCGTGCTGTATCTCACTTGGGTAGAATACCTTATGAAGAGGTATATTTTAGTTCAAGGTATATCGAAGGTGCTATGCTAGTTTATCTTCGTAGTTTAGGTTTAGTTGCTCCAAGTAAGTTACCTACTGCTAGTTACGATGGTTCAGAGGGTAGGTTTAGTGGTGCTTATGTAAAGTCACCAGTTCCTGGTTGTTACGATTGGGTGTTCGATTTAGATTTAACTTCTATGTATCCAAGCATTATTATGTCTCTGAATATGTCGCCTGAGACAAAGATAGGTAAGATAAATGGTTGGGATGCTGAAGAATTTATTAGAGGGGAAGATAAACATTATTCCGTAGAGAAGGATAAGAAAGTTATCAGAACCTTTACAAGTGGGGAACTCAAAGATTTCTTTGGGAAAAATCAAATATCCATTTCATCAAATGGAGTCTTGTATGACCTAAGTAAGAAAGGTGTTATACCGGCGATACTTGAGAAATGGTTTAATGAGAGAGTAGAGTATAGGAAATTAGCAAAGAAGTACGAAACCGAAGGTGACCAAGAATTACATGGTTACTTCAACAGAAGGCAGCTGGTACAAAAGATTTTACTTAATAGTTTGTACGGAGTATTGGGCTTAACCGTATTTAGATTTTATGATATTGATAACGCTGAAGGGACAACCACCACTGGTCAGAAACTTATTCAGTTTACAGAAAAGGTTACAAATAGTTATTATAATAAAATCTTAAAAACGGATAAAGATTATTGTATCTACACAGATACAGACTCGGTTTTCTATTCTGCTCTTCCACTTGTTAAAAATAGATTTCCAAAAGCTGATGTTAAAGATGAAGAGTTTATGACAGAACAAATCCTTGATATTGCTAGTGAGGTTCAAGATTATATCAATAAGTCTTACAACTACTTCAGTAGTAGGTTCTTAAATATACAAGGTGACCATCGTTTTGAGATTAAACAAGAGATGATTGCTAAGGCTGCTTTTTGGGTTACCAAGAAAAGATATGGTCAATGGATTATTAATGATGGTGGAACACCTTGTGAAAAACTTGATGTTAAAGGTTTAGATATTGTCCGTAGTTCATTTCCACCAGCATTTCGTGACTTTATGACTAAGGTTCTAAAAGCTATCCTTGCTAAAGTTCCCAAAGAAAGAATAGACGAGTTTATCCTTGAGTTTAAGGGTAATCTAAAAAATGAAGAGTTGGATAAGATTGCTCTTCCAACCGGCGTAAAGGGTATCCAAAAATACACCAAGAAAAAAACTAAAGGTGGATTTGGTGTTAATGGTAAAAGTATATTTACTGAGATGGAAAAGGGTGCTCCTGTTCATACGAAAGCTTCGGTTATTTACAATGACTTACTAAGATACTTCAATGCGAATAATCACGAAGCAATATCAAATGGTAATAAAGTTCGTTGGGTTTATCTAAAAGAAAATCCACTTAAAATAGATGGACTTGCTTACAAAGGTTATGATGATCCTAAACAAATCATAGATTTTATCAATCAGTATGTAGATAGAGACAAGTTATTTGATAAAGCCCTAAAGAAGAAGATACAGATGTTTTATGACGCTATGTCTTGGGATATGCCGGTTGATAAAAATAACTCAATTGAAAGGTTTTTTTGATGTATAATTTAATTAAAGGTGATTGTTTAGAACTATTGGATGACATAGATGACAATTCAATTGATATGATTGTATGTGATTTACCATACGGTCAGACTAAAAATAAATGGGATAGTGTTATTCCATTGGATGAATTATGGGAACATTATAAAAGGGTTATTAAAGATAATGGTTGTATAGCTTTATTTGGTCAAGGTATGTTTACAGCAGATTTGATGTATTCAAATAAAAAGTGGTGGAGATATAATTTGATTTGGGATAAAGTTTTAATCAATGGTCATTTAAATGCTAACAAGATGCCGTTGAGAAGCCACGAAGATATCGTTATATTTTATAATCAATTACCAACATACAATCCACAAAAAGTTATGGGTAAAAAAAATCATACAATCGGTAGAGGGATGTTGAATAAAAATAATAATTATGGGAATTTCGTTTTAGTTGATAACAAGAATAAATTAGGGAATATGAAACATCCAAAATCCATATTATCATTTTCAAGGCCTCATTCATCCGTTATGAAACATCCTACCGAAAAATCTGTTGAGGTATGTGAGTGGTTAATTAAATCATACACGAATAAAAATGAAGTGGTTTTAGATAATTGTATGGGAGCTGGCACGACAGGTCTTGCGTGTAGAAATACAAGTAGAAAATTTATAGGTATTGAGATGGATGATAAATATTTTAAAATTGCGGATGAGAGAATAAATAAAAAAACTTCAATTGAAAGGTTTTTTTAACTTGACTTTTACAAAAATAATCAGTAAATTAACACTTAATATGGAGAATAACAATAATGAATAAAATCACATTAGATACCTTTATCCAAAAGTATAATCTTGGTGGTAGTATAAATTCAGTAAAGTGGGAGTCTAACGGCGACACACTTTCTACTCGTTTTATATCACCGGACAAAAGTCTTTTGGGTGAGTTATCACTAAGTAAACAATCACTTCCAAACTTTGAGGTTGGTGTCTATGATACACCATTACTATCAAAGATGATGGGAACACTTGCTGATAAAGTTGATTTCAGTTTAACTAAATCACCATCGGATGATGAACAACCAGTAGCATTTAACTTTACAGATGGTAAAATATCTGTTGATTATGTTCTTGCTGCTCTTGGTGTGATACCTGATGTACCAGAACTAAAGAACATTCCTGAGTTTACTACTCTTGTCAATATTGATACTCAATTTATCAATTCTTTTATTCGTGGTAAAGGTGCTTTATCCGATGTAGAACATTTTTCTATTCAACCGGCAGATGGTGGTGTAGAGTTCGTTATCGGTTTTAGTGACATTAACTCAAATCGTATCAGTATTAAAGTTCAAAGTGGTGCTGTAAAGTTAACTGAACCAATCGTCTTTAATGCTAACCTATTCAAAGAAGTTCTAAGTGCGAACAAAGAATGTTCCAAAGCAGTTCTTCAGGTTGCTGATAAAGGTCTTGCTCACATCGAGTTCAAGATAGATGACTTTAATGTTAAGTATTACTTAGTATCACAGCAGGTATAGTATGAGTTCACACGGATTATGGGTAGAAAAGTATAGACCTCAAGATTTAACAACTTATGTTGGTAATGAAAACCTTAAAACTAAGGTTGAGAGGTTTATAGAAGAACAAAATGTTCCACATCTACTACTGTATGGTAGAGCCGGTGGGGGTAAAACAACCCTTGCCAAGATTATCGTAAATTCAATTGAGTGTGACTATCTCTATATCAATGCCTCCGATGAGAGAAATATTGATTTGGTTAGAGACAAACTAAAAAGCTTTGCTTCTTCGGTTGGTTTCAAACCAAACAAAATAGTAATCTTGGATGAGTCTGATTATCTCAATGTTAATTCAGCTCAACCGGCTCTTCGTAATCTTATGGAGACATTTTCTGCTCATTGTAGATTCATCTTAACTTGTAACTATGTTGAGAAGATTATCGACCCGATTCAGAGTAGATGTCAAACTTACAAAATCATTCCACCATCAAAGAAAGATGTTGCTGTTCATGCCAAGTATATCTTGGAACAAGAGAACATCTCATTTGATTTGGATGATTTGGCTTTGGTTGTAACTGCTGGTTATCCTGACTTAAGAAAAGTTATCAATGACCTACAAAGACAATCGGTAGATGGTAAGTTAAAGATAGACAAAGATGGTATGTTACATAACGAGTTTAAACTTCAGTTCTTAGAGATGATACAAAATGGTGTTGATTTAAGAACTATCCGTAAGTTTGTAGCTGATAGTAACTTTACAGATTATACAGAACTATATCGTTTCTTGTATGATGAGGTAGAAAACATATCAGTTGAAAAACTACCAGAAGTTATTGTTGACATATCAAATGGTGCTTATCAAGATGTTCTATGTGTTGATAAAGAGATAAACTTTATTGCGACCATTTCTAATATTCTAAGGAGAGTATGATGAAGATGAAACAAAGAAAACCATTACCCAAGCAACAAGTTCAAGTAGATTTGACAGAAGCAGATACAATGTCTTGTCAAAAGTGTGGAAATAAAATCTTTATACAAGGTTATATAATAAAGAAGATTTCTGCTATACTTTCCCCAACCGGAAAGGAAGTAGTAGCACCTATACAAGTATTTAACTGTGGAAGTTGTGGTGAATTATTGCCAATGGGTGGGGAGATGGATGAACTTATTTAGTTGGATAGATGAGCTATTTGTCAAGAAAAGACCTTGGGATAGTTTTTCAGATGAAGACAAAAAGAAGTTTAGTCCATTTATGGTAAATCGTTATCTAAGTATGAACAATGATTTTCTACCAATAGTGAATCACTTTCAGAAGCTAACGATTGAGGTAATGCCGATAGGAGTGGTATATAAGTTTTACTGCTCCTTATTACCAAACAAGAAAACATTCTTGAGATACCTTAGTGGAAAGAAAACCAAAACAAACGAAAAGGTTGTTCCTTTCATACAAGAGTATTTTGAGGTTAGCAAGTTACAGGCAAGTGAATACTATAACTTAATGACTAATGATGAGTTAAGGTTACTATTAAAGCAATATGGTAAAACAGACAAAGAAATAAAAAAGATGGGTGTTAAATGAATAAATTGTGGATGGCATTAGGTATTTCATTTGTAGGTCATATCATAGCTTGGTTTCATATGCAAGGTCAGTTTAAATACGAATGGGCTAAAAGCATTTGGTGGGTTGTAATTGGTGGTATACCTATTAGTTTATGTTTTTATTATGGTACTAGGTGGTACTATGAATATTTTAATAACTACTGGTATGTTAGACCTATAGGATTTGGGATGGCTACTTTAGTATTTACCATAATGACTTGGTTGATGTTAAATGAGTTACCAGATACAAGAACTGTAATAAGTATGGGTTTATCAATTATCATCATTATGATACAATTATCACATTTAATTATTAAATAGAGGAAGTTATGAATATAAAAGAACGAGAGTTAATCAACGAAGAACATCCTATAGTCGAACAGATGGAGAACGAATGGCCGGAAATGACTAAGGAGTTCCGTAGGTTACAGAGGGAACAATATGAGCTGTTTCTTAAAAAACAACATGATTATGGTCCTGGTAATATTTCAGTAGGAACACAACTACAAACCGATGAAGAAGTTCATCTATCACTTACAGGTCTTTGGTTTCGTATGAATGATAAGATACAAAGACTAAAAACACTACTGATGAACAACAGACAATCAGCAGTTGAAGGAGAGCCGATGGAAGATGCTTATTTAGATGTATCTAACTATGGTATAATGGCAACAATTGTTAAAAACGGTAAATGGGGTAAATAATGGAAAGACATTGGGGAATAAAGAAAGAGAAAACACCAAGAAAAGCTGGTGGTGAAGCTAGTGAAAAACACATATCAGTTCAAGATAATAAGATTTATTTTTATGCTGGTGTTAATCGTAACAGTTGTAGTGAGTTAAATAAAAAGATTGGTGAATTGGAAGGAAAGTCCTTGACTTTATCAAATACTCTTGGTATATTACCACCACCTATTAAGATATATATTAATTCAGGCGGTGGGGGTATCACAAGTGGTATTTCTTCTATGGACACCATTTTAAGATGTAAAGTTGATGTAGAAACTTATGTTGATGGATTTTCTGCTAGTGCTGGAACATTTTTAAGTGTTGTCGGTAAGAGAAGGTTTATGAGTAGAAACTCATACATGTTAATTCACCAGTTGAGTAGTAGTTTTTGGGGAACATATGCTAACTTTGATGATGAAAAGAAAAACTTAGATTTAATGATGAAAACAATAAAAAACATTTATAAACAATACACTAAACTACCTATGAAAAAACTTGATGAAATGTTAAAACACGATTTAATGTGGGATGCTGAAACTTGTTTAAAATATGGGATGATTGACGAGATAATATAATGGCACACATATCACATAGTCAGTTTGTTTCTTATGGTGAATGTAACCTTAAATGGAAACTTCGTTATATAGACAAGCTAGGAACTTTTACCGGCAACATACATACTCTTTTTGGAACTGCTATGCACACCGTGATACAAGAATATCTCACGGTGATGTATAACAAATCTATCGTGGCTGCTGAAGCACTTGATCTAAATGGTATGTTAAAAACTGAAATGATGGGTGAGTTTAAACTCATAAAAGAAAATCAAGAAACCTTACCGTGTTCACAAGATGAGATGGTTGAGTTTTATCAAGATGGTTTGGCTATACTAGAACACTTCAGAAAACATCGTGGTAAGTATTTTATGAAAAAGAATTACGAGTTGGTTGGTATTGAGTTACCTATAACTATGGAACTACAAGAGAACGTAGAGTTAAAAAGTTTTCTTGATGTCGTGATAAGAAATAAAGTATCAGGCAAGATAACTATTATTGATCTTAAAACTTCTACGAGAAGTTGGACAGATTATCATAAGAAGAACTTTTACAAGAAAGCTCAGTTATTACTTTACAAACAATTTTATTCAGAGAAGTTTGATGTTCCATTGGATAAAATATCTGTGGAGTTCTTGATATTAAAAAGAAAGATAGCAAAACAAAGTGACTTTCCTATTAGTAGGTTACAGAGGTTTGAGCCTGCTAATGGAAAAGTTAGTGTGAATAAAACAATGAAAGCTTTTAACGAGTTTCGTGAGGCTATCTTTGATGAGAAGGGAAACCATAAAACAGATAGAACATACAATGCTTCTCCTGGTAGTGCTTGTAAGTTCTGTGAGTTTGTGAAAACGGAGCATTGTGAATGGGGAAGGATACTTTAAGAGTAGCAATAGTCGGTAGTAGAAAATACGAGAATCGAAGAAAGATAAAAGAGTTTATCTTTAAGTTAAAGAACGAAAAGGGTTCAGATACTATTATAGTTAGTGGTGGTTGTAAAACAGGCGCTGATTATTACGCTAAAAAGTATGCTTTAGAGTTGGGATTGGAATACCAAGAGTTTCCACCACGACATGAAAATTGGAATCTATATTGCCCTAATGATAAGAAAGATTATAACAAACCATACAGCGTAAAAAACTATTATGTTCGTAATAAGATAATAGCTGCTTATTCACAATATATTGTTTCTTTTGTCCCAAGAGGAGTTGAGTCAAAAGGTTCTATGTCAACCATAAATTATGCTAAGAAATTTGGAAAAAAAACCATCGTTATTAATTAATATGTATATTTATATATACTAGTTATACACAACGAGGAATAGGTTATGAAAAAAGATACTTTAACAAAGTTGACATCGGTAAAGATTCTTAAATCGCTATATGAAGATTTTAAATTTAAAACGGTCAACTCATCAATGAATTTACAAAAATTAGTTAATCGTTCTATCCATCAATACATTCACGACAATGTCATAAAAGAAAGTATAGAGAGTTATGATAGATTACATACAAGTGGGAGTCAGTTCTAATGGCAAGTATGAGAGATGATTTAATACAAGCAAGTAGATTACACTTTGAAGCTCACATCGAAAAACACAGAATTAATGTAGAAAATTTATTAGACAATGGTGTTGGTGTTGCAGAACATCCTGATATTATGGATACGATAGAAAAAGAACTAGCTATAATATCTGAATATGATGATAAGCTAAACGCACTAAAAAAATATTTTCCATTATATACTACATATAAAAAAAATAAAGAGGTTATAAATGGCTAAGAAAAAGATATTGTTAATGTCTGATGACTTACGGATGCATAGTGGAGTAGCTACTGTATCTAAAGACATTGTATTTGAGACATTACACCAATATGATTGGGTTCAGATGGGTGGAGCTATCAAGCATCCTGAAGCTGGAAAAGTTATCGACATGTCAGAACATCTTCAAAAAGATTTTGGTATAAAAGATGGATACTTGAGAATATATCCAGTTGATGGTTATGGTAACGAAGATTTACTTAGAGATGTTATTGCTATGGAAAAACCAGATGCTATACTTCACTATACAGATCCAAGATTTTGGATTTGGTTTTATAACATGGAAGCAGAAATTCGTAGAGATATTCCTATCTTTTATTACAATATATGGGATGACTTACCAGATCCACAATACAATACAAACTACTACAAGAGTTCTGATTTATTGATGGGTATATCAAAACAAACTTATGGAATCAATAAAAGATTATTACCTGATTATGAAGATTGGCAAATAACTTATGTACCACATGGTATATCAGAAAGAAGATTTAACAAGGTAGAAGATGATAATGTTTCTTTGATTGATTTTAATTCTAAACATGGTGTTGCTGATAAGAAGTTTAAGATACTTTATAGTAATAGGAACATCAGAAGAAAACAACCTGGTGATGTTTTATTGGCATACAAATACTTTATGGATGGTTTAACACCTGAACAAAGAGAAGAGTGTGTATTAGTATTTCATTGTTCACCAGTTGATGATAACGGAACAGATTTACCAAGAGTTCATAAACATTTGTGTCCTGAATACGATGTACGTTTTACATATGAAACAGATGGACGACCTTTTAATGATAATGAAATGAATTTACTTTTTAACTCAGCTGATGTTTATATTAACTTGGCTAGTAATGAGGGATTTGGATTAGGTAGTGCTGAAGCTCTTACCGTTGGAACACCAATTATTGTTAATGTTACAGGTGGACTACAAGATCAATGTGGGTTCAAGAAAGATGGTAAGTTTTTAACACCTGAAGATTATGTTGAGTTGGGTTCTAATCATAAAGGAACTTATACAGAACATGGAGAATGGGTATTTCCTGTTTATCCAACTAATAGTTCACTTCAAGGTTCACCTATGACACCTTATATCTTTGATGATAGATGTCAGCCAGAAGATGCTGCTATTCAGTTAAAGAAACTATACGACTTAGGTAGAGAAGAAAGAAAAAGACTTGGTTCATTAGGAACTGAGTTCTGTAAAAAAAATCTAATGACATCAAAAGCTATGGGACAAGAGTTTATTAATTCTATGGATGGAGCATTTGATAATTGGAAACCAAAACCAAAATACACGATGGAGGCAGTATGAAACGCTCGGTAGTTATGATTGCACCTTTTAATACCCGTAGTGGTTATGGTGACCATGCTCGTTCAATCTATTATTCTATCATGGATAGGGATGATTTAGACATTAAATGTTTAGATGTTAAGTGGGGTTCAACACCTAGAAATCACTTACGACCTGAAGTCAAAAGACATCAGAGGTTGTTAAATAGTTTCACAACACAGGATAAAATAACAAGTCAACCTGATATTGTTATTGATATTAGAATACCTAATGAGTTTATACAAGGTGGTAAAGTTAATATCGGTATAACTGCTGGTGTGGAAACTGATGTCGTATCTCCTCAATTTTTAGATGGTATGAATAAGATGAATCTTAACATAGTACCATCTAAATTTACAGCAAACACATTTAATAAATGTACATTTGATAAAATGCAAGATGCTCCTAACGGACAAAGACAAAAAGTCGGTGAGATAAAAAATGAAAAACCTATCAAGGTTTTGTTTGAAGGTGTAGATACGGATGTTTATTTTCCAAAAGAAAAACATCAGTTAGAAAAGAAGCTTTATGAAGAGTTGGATGAACTTATCAAAGAGGAGTTTGCTTATCTTCATGTTGGACAATGGGGAAAACAAGGTTTCGGAGAGGATAGAAAAAACATCGGTGTTATGATTAAATCTTTCTTAAAAGCTTTTGCTAATATTACTAATCCACCCGCACTTGTTCTTAAAACTAACGGTGCTAACTTTAGTGTTCTTGACAAGGTTGATATAAAGAAAAGAATACAAGAAGTTAAAGATATGTTTAAGGGAGTTGAGTTACCTAATATTTATTTAATACATGGTGATTTTACTATTCAAGAAATGTCAACACTTTATAATCATAAAAAGATTGGTGCTTTTATTACTTGTACACACGGTGAAGGTTTTGGACGACCAATGTTAGAAGCTAGTTGTTGTGATTTACCTGTAATTGCTAGTAAGTGGAGTGGTCATCTTGACTTTCTTACAGACGCTGAGTCTATGTTAATTGACGGGTTTATTAAACCAGTTCCTAAATCAGTTCTATGGGATCCTATTATTATAGAACCATCTAAATGGTTTGATGTAAATGAAGCTGATGTGGTTAGAAAGATTAGAACTTTTCATAAGAAAAGAAAACTAATACAAAAGAAAGCTAATCGTCTAGGTAAGAAAAACAGAAGAGAGTTTTCATTAGAAGCTATGTCAAAAGAGTTTAATAAGATTATAGATGATGTATTAAAATCAGTTCCACAACCTATTAGTTTGAAACTACCTAAACTTAAAAAAGTTGGTGGTGAATCTCCACAATCAGCAAAGATAAAACTACCTAAATTAAAGAAGGTGACATAATGGATGATATGATACTAAAGGTAAAATGTCCAAATAACACAAAAGAATGTACTGTTGTTGGTGGTGAGATAATGGAGTCAATGGTTTTATTGGGCGATGAAGAACAGAATATGCAGTGCTTAGCCTGTGGTTATGCTTCTAACAAAACTATGAAAACACATATAAAACCGTTTCCTGATGATTTTAAAGAAGTATGTGTTGAAACAAATAAGGGTAGGTATTGGGCACCATCCGTTTTTACAACAGAAAATTATATGGTTGTTCCTTTAGTAGATGATGGTTTGAAATGGAGAGTTTATGCTCAAGCTGATCCTGCTACGGAAGTGATAATGCCTACATTTTCGGATGCTTTTAAAATGGTAGAAAAATTGGAGAAAGTTCTTGGCGAGCAGATACAACAACAAGCGAATAGTTAAATCTGTTCAAACAATAGGTCGAGGTAGATTATTACCTGGTATGATAATTACATTTAATTACTCAGAACCAGGTGTTATGGATCCTAGACCTATTCTACTTTATCTAAATACAAATAAAGTAACTAAAAACATAGAAGGGTTGAATATAAACTATCTTAATCCAACTAAGTTAAAAAAATTATTTAAGGTTGCTGACTTTAAAAAAACAGAAACGGATGAGGTAGAAAACTTAATCGGTTTAAAAGAAGAATACTTTAGATTACAGATTGCTAATCCAAAGAAAAGAAGTGCTATGACACCAAAAAGATTCTATGGTGATATTATATCAGCTGATAAATATTTTAAGGAAGCATACAGGTCATATAAACTTACCAAATTAACATCCTTAAAGGTTACACAGATAAATACACAATTTATTACTTGACTTTATCAACATTTTATGGTAAATTACACCAATGAAAATTAGTTATTCTATATTAACCCACAACGAAACTACCACTCTTGAAAAGCTACTAAAGTTTTTAATTAAGTATAAACAACCACAAGATGAGATAGTTATCCTCGATGATTATTCAGACAATGAAAAAACAAAAGCTATCTTAGATTTCTATGTATCCACCGAGAACATAGTATTTGAGCAAAGAAATCTTTTGGAAGACTTTGGTTCACAAAAAAACTATCTAAAGAATATGTGCAGTGGTGACTATAGTTTTAACTTGGATGCTGATGAGATGATTTCATCTTGGTTTATGGCAGACATCCACGAGATACTTGAAGGTAATCCGGTTGATTTAATTTACTTACCGAGAGTAAATACCGTAAAGGGAATAACGGAACAACATTGTAGAATGTATGGGTATACAATAAATGAAAGAGGTTGGATAAACTATCCTGATTGGCAAGGTCGTATTTTTCGTAACCGACCAAACATTCGTTGGGAAAAACCAGTTCATGAGCACCTTGTCGGTTTTCAAACTTATGCTCACCTACCAACAGAACATAAGTATTCTATTACCCACCCAAAAACAATAGAAAGACAAGTAGAACAGAATAAGTTTTATAATGAAGAAATAAGTGGGATGAAGAAATGAAAATATTAGTTGCTGGTGGTGTTGGATTTGTGGGTACTAACTTAATAAAAAGATTATTAAAAGATGGGCATGAAGTATCATCAGTAGATAACTATTCTACTGGATTTAAAGAAAATCATCAAGATGGTTGTACATATTATGAGCATGATTTGTCAAGTAAACATACACTTGGAATATATGTAGACCATGAAACTTATCCATCTTGGAGAGATAATGAATTTGATTTAATATTTAATGTTGCTGCTTTAGCTAGGATACAGCCATCATTATCAGATCCAGTTAAGGCTATTAGTAATAACTTTAATAGTGCTCTTCATGTATTAGAATGGGCTAGAAAAAACAATACACCTGTAACATTTTCTGGTTCAAGTACACTACATCATGGTTTATGGGGTAGTCCGTATGCTTGGTCTAAATATGCTGGTGAACAATTATGTGAATTATATAATAAAGTTTATGACTTACCAACTGCTATATGTAGATTTTACAATGTATATGGAGAACATCAATTGGAAGATGGTGCTTATGCTACAGTTGTTGGTATTTTTGAAAAACAATATCGTAATGGTAAACCACTAACTGTTACCGGTGATGGGGAACAAAGACGAGATTTTACTCATATAGACGACATCGTTGATGGGTTAGTTCGATGTGGTCTTAGTTTATTAACTGATGCTAAAGTATCCAATGGACAAGCTTATGAATTAGGTAGAGGTTTAAATTTTTCTATTAACGAGATAGCTAAAATGTTTGATGGTGCAGAGATTGAATATATTCCAGCAAGAAGAGGTGAATATCCGTTTACTTTAGCTGATTATACAAAGGCAAAAGAGGAACTAGGATGGATACCTAGTTTAAATATTAAAGATTACATAAAAGGAGTTATCAGTTGAAGGTAGCACTATTTTGGGATTCTGCGATTAATATAGATTCTTACTATGTTAAAAATGGAGAAGCTTTTAGTTATTGGACAGATAAACCATATAGCTTTCATCACTCTATGTCATCAAAATGTTTTCCGGTAATTCATAATTATCAATGGTTTGGTGAAGGGAGTAGTTTTTTAAATTTAAGTGAATGGGTTGATAGGGGAATAGATTTTCCTGAATTGGATGTTGATTTGATATTTTATGCTTGTGAGAGACAAGGATTAGATAATCATTGTTGGGATGATTATAGTGTAGAGAGGATAAAGAAAAGATACCCTAATGCTAAAGTTATTGGTTCTTTAAAGGAAGTTAATGTTAGGGAACATAGAGTACAAAATAGATTTAAGTTTTTAAAATCATGTGATGACTTACATGCTGAATGTCCTAGAAATGAAGAAACAATGAGAGTTTTTGGTCCAATAGAAAAATATACTGGTATGAAAATTAAATTCTTTAAACAACCACAGAATATTGATTATTATTATGAGAATTTTTATTCTAATGAAAAAATCAATGGTATATATGCTTACATTCCAAATCCATTACATCGTAGAGGTAGAACTTATGAGTTTGCTAATTATATAGGGGATAAGTATGATTTACCTGTAAAAACTAAACCACTAAAAGATGGTCAGGACTTTGCTCATTTAGGTCATAAAGAATTTATAGATTTGTGGAGTCCTTACCTGTACCATTTTAATTTAGATCCCACTACAATACATCCTGGTACACAAGTTGTACAAGTTGCTATGGTCGGTTCAATTAATATAGGTGGATTAAATCATCACCATCACATATATTATCCAGAAACTGCTACTATTGATGAGGATGTTTTAGAAAAAAAGATAGTTGAATATATAAATAATCCTAAAAAAAGATTTGAAGTTATACAGAATGCTTGGACAAAGGTCAATGAGTTAAATAGTTTTAACTCGGTATATAACGAAATACAGAAACATTGGGGAACATTATAATGGATGTTTTATTTATAAATCCAGGTAGCGCTAAAGATGTTTATCAAGGATTATCAACTGATTATTCTGGTATAGGAACACCATATTGGTTATTACTACTCTCACAATCTTGTAGATCACAAGGATATGAAGTTGGTGTTTTAGATGTATTAGCAGAAAAACTTTTATTAGACGATGCTATAACAAGAATTAAAGACCTCAATCCTAGACTTATCACATTTTGTGTTTATGGAGAAAATGTAAATTCAGGTACTACTCAGATGAGTGGTGCTGTGAGACTAGCTGATTTGTTAAAAGAGTGTGGAGTTGAGATACCAATATCATTTGTAGGCTCTCATGTTCAAGCATTACCTTACAAAGTATTAGATGAAGAGCCAAACATTGATATTATATTTACTAATGAAGGTGTGTATTCCCTTTGGAATATTTTAAAATTAGATGATTTGACAGATATAGATAAATTAAAGACTATAAGGGGTATTGGTTTTATTAAAGATGATAAACCATTTTTAACTAAACCTGAAAAGATAGTTCCACAAGAAAGAATGGATATTGATTTACCAGGTTATGCTTGGGATTTATTACCTTATGATAAAAAACCATTTGATTTGTATCGTTCACCAATGTGGCATGGAGAATATGATCACGATAAAAGAACACCTTATGCTGCTTTATACACTTCATTAGGTTGTTTATTTCAATGTGAGTTTTGTATGATTAACATCCTCAACCGAGATGATTTGGATGAAGTGGGTGTTGCTGGTAATTATAATAAAATGAGATTTTGGTCACCTGAATTCATAATTAAAGAGTTTGATAAGCTAGTTGAGATGGGTGTTGAGACTATTAGAATTGCTGATGAAATGTTTTTACTGAATCCAAAATACTATGTACCATTGACAGAAATGTTATCAAAAAGACCATATGCTGATAGATTAAGGATGTGGGCTTATTCAAGAGTTGATACCATAAGAAGACCTGGTGTATTAAAATTATTAAGAAAAGCTGGTATTAAATGGCTATGTCTTGGAATAGAAAGTGCTGATAAGAATGTTAGATTAGAAGTTTCTAAAGGTAAATTTGAAGATGTGAATATCGTAGATGTTGTTAATCAAATTCATGATGCTGATATAGGTATAATAGCAAATTATATGTTTGGATTACCAGGAGATACTCACGAAACAATGCAGAAAACTTTAGATTTGAGTTTGGAACTAAACACAATAGCTTGGAATGCTTATGCTGCTATGCCTTTACCTGGTAGTCAGTTATATAAAAATGCTGTTGATGCTGGTATTGATTTACCAGAAGATTATGCTGGGTATTCGTTTCATGCTTATACTACAAAACCATTACCTACTGAAGATTTGACACCTGAAGAAATATTAAGATTTAGAGATAAGGCTTATTTAATTTATCACAACGATAAAAAGTTTTTAGAAAAGGTTAAAAATACTTATGGTGATATAGCTGTTGATAATATAATTAAAAACACTAAAGTTAAATTAAAAAGAAAAATTTTAGGGGATTAAAGTGACTTTACCAAAAAACTTTGTTAAACAGACTTATGATAGACCAAATCAAAAAGGGTATGCTACTGCAGATACTTATTTTTTAGAAAGAGTTCTTGAAATAATAGATGAATATAAGATAAACAGAATAGTAGAATGTGGAACTTTTGAAGGTAGGTCAACTACCGAATTGTCTTTTTTGGTTGATGAGATAATAGGTATAGAAATTAAAGAAGAGTATGTTAGAAAAACTATCGATAGATTAACAGATAATTCAAGAAGTAATTTTGAAATTATTAATGGCAGTTCACCACAAGTCTTATCCGAACTAACAACGACATTAGATTTTAGTAATACAATTTTCTTTTTAGATGCTCATGTTAGTGCTGCTGGTATGGGTGGTGTAGCAGATTCATATTGGCCAATTAATGATGAAATAAAAGTTATTCCTAAAAATAAAGGTATAATTATGGTTCATGATATATATGTTCCTGGATGGGGTGATTTGGGTATACACGATTCTAATAGGTTAGGTTATGATACATATGTAGTTAATGGTGTAAAACAAAGGTTTGATTATGAGTTCATCAAAGATTCTTTGACAGATTGGAGTCCAATACATAGAATAGAATATAATAGAGGTGATAAATCTTCTGGTGATTCTAGGGGTATTGGAATTATTTTTAACAATTAATAGTAGGAGATAGAAATGTCTAATGATATATTAAAAAACAAAGCAAAATCAGTTAGGAAAACTGTTTTTGAATTTAAAACTAGAGATGGTATAGGACATTTACATAGTTCATTATCACCTGTAGATGTTTTGGTTTCATTATTTTATGATAAAGAAACCATTTTTAACCATAATGAAGATATTGTAATTTTCGGTAAGGCTCACGGTTCGCCATCAATATATCCAATTTTAGCAGATTTAGGTTATTTTCCAAAAGACGAATTGGAAAAGTATTGCAGACCTGGTGGTATTTTAAGATTACATTCTGATTGGACAATACCTGGTTGTCACTTTGTGGGTGGTTCATTAGGTAACGGTATAGGTTACGCTTCAGGTTTAGCTCATGGTAATAGAGATAAAAACATTTACTTGATAATGGGTGATGCTGAATTATATGAAGGATCTGTTTGGGAAAGTTTAATGTATATTTCACATCATAACTTGACCAATCTTAGAATAATTGTGGATAGAAATGGACTAGGTACTATTGGTGAAACAGAGAAGATGTTAAAATTAGAACCTTTAAAAGATAAGTTTAAATCATTTATCGATGATGTAGTTGAAATAGATGGACATGACTATGATAGTTTAAGAGATGTATTTTCAAAACAAAACCCACAGGTTATTATTGCTAAAACCACAAAGGGTAAAGGTGTAAGTTATATGGAAGGAAAGTGGCAATATCACACGATTGTTCCATCAAGTCAAGAAGATATTAAAATAGGTTTAGAGGAATTATCATGACACAAAGAGATACTTTTATAGATGAGCTATTTAAGATAGCTAAAAAAGATAAAGATGTAATATTAATTAGTGTTGATATGGGAGCATCTGCATTAGACCAATGGAGAGAAGAATTACCAGAACAATTTATATGGACTGGTATATCAGAACAACATAGTATTAACTTGGCTGCTGGACTTTCTGCTAGTGGTAAAAAAGTTTATGTGTATTTTATGGCTGCTTGGTCAGCAAGATGTTTTGAACAAATAAGATACTCATGTTCTATGCCTAATAATCCAATTACAATACTATCTAATGGTGTTGCTTTAGGTTATGCTCCAGCAGGACCTGCTCATGAAACTAATGAGGATATTGCTTATATGAGGTCTTTACTGAATGTAGAAATACATTGTCCTCGTAACATACCTAAAACAAAAGAACTTGTAAAGTTATCATATAAAGAACCTAAACTAAGATATATTCGTTTAGAAAGAAAGTATGATGTTCGGTTCAACAATGATGACTCTGGTAACTTAAATGGTGGTGTTGAAATAGTTAAGTCAGGACTATTTAACAATCCTAGTAGAAAAGAAAAACCAAAAGTAGCAATAGTTTCTTATGGGTATATGTTAGGTAGATGTGATGATGTTTGGAAAATGATGATGGATAATGACATAGAATCGTGTTTGTTTGATATGTATCAATTAAAACCGAATCCGATAAAAGATAGTACATTTGATAATTTCACTCACATAGTATCTGTAGAAGAACAGACATTATCTGGTGGATTTGGTTCTATTGTATTAGAAGGACTATCTGATACGGGAGTTAAGAAAGATGTTCTTAGACTCGGTTTGCCAGAAAGATATATTTTTGAAAATGGAGATAGGGATTATCATTTAGATAATAACGAATTATCCGTTGATTCTATATATAATAAAATAGTTGAGTTTATTGGTGTCTAATATACTAATAACAGGTGGTACAGGATTTGTAGGTAGTCACATGATTGATTACATATTAAAATATGCCATAAGACTAGACCAAAAAATATACTGTACAAAAAGATGGATGGAAGACACCAAAAATCTCGACCATGTTAGACAAAAGGACAGACTTGAATTTATTGATTGTGATTTACTTGATGCTCATAGTATAAGAAGAGCAGTAGAGATATCTAAACCAGAAAAGGTTTTTCACTTTGCTGCTCAGAGTTTTCCTGAAGTTAGTTTTAAAACACCAGTTATAACACTACAAACAAATACTGTTGGTACTACACATTTATTAGAAGCAATAAAAGAATCAGATTATGATCCTGTTATTGTTAGTGTTTCAACAAGTGAAGTTTATGGTATGCCAGAAGAAGATGAAGTTCCTATAAAAGAAACCAATCCAATCAGAGCTGCGAATCCATATTCAATATCAAAGGTTGGTCATGATTTAATGTCTCAATATTATCACAAGGCATTCGGTATGAAAATTATCATAACTCGTATGTTTAGTCATGAGGGTGCTCGTAGGGGTAAGGAGTTTGCTTTATCTTCTTTTGCTTATCAAGTGGTGTTGAATGAAAAAGGTCAAGGTGATGGTTTTATCAGACATGGTAATTTAGAATCTACAAGAACTTATGCTCACATAGATGATGCTATAAGTGCTTATTGGTTATGTTCTAACAGTAAGAAGTTTGGAGAGGTTTATAATATTGGTGGAAGCGAGACCTGTACTGTTGGCGATGCTTTAGATAAGTTAATTAGTATGTCTACTAAAGAGGGTTTACAAAAGAAGTTAGATGAGGATAGAGTAAGACCAACTGATATTACATTACAAATACCAGATACAACAAAGTTTAAAAATAAGTTTGGTTGGACTCCTAAGAAAAACTTAACTAATGTATGTGAAGATTTATTAAATTATTGGAGAGAAATATTATGATAAAAGATGTACTAGAGTTTCAGCCTGATAAACACGAGGACTTTCGTGGTGATATTTATACCACTTGGAACTCTGATAATTATCCAAATTTTAATTGGAGACTTGATAAGTTTGCTCACTCGACAAAAAATGTTTTAAGAGGATTACACGGTGATTTTAGCACATGGAAACTTATAAGTTGTGTTCAAGGAAAATTGTATTATGTCTTAGCTGATAACCGTAAGGACTCACCAACTTATAAAAAATGGAACTGGTGGATATTGAGTGGTGAAAATAGAAAACAGATATTAACGCCGCCTGGATGTGGTGGTTCATATTTTGTATTAAGTGATGAATGTACATTTCATTATAAATTAGCATTTGATGGTGATTATAATGATGTCGATAAACAATTTGTAATCAAGTGGGATGATCCTGAATGGGGGATAGAATGGCCACATAATAATCCAATATTGTTTTCAAGGGATAGATAATGGAGAGAAAATATTTACCAACAATAGCTGAACTAATAGATAGACTTTCTATTATTCAGTTAAAAGAAGTCTTTATAACAGAACATAAAGATGAGTATGCTGAAGAAATATCAGATATAGTTCACGATTTATCTGAGTTGGGACTAGATGGTAAAATGGTAAGGGCTATTGTAGTGTTAGCTCAAATGAATTTACATATATGGCACAATGAAACAAAGTATAGAGCCGGTGAAGGTGATGGTAATCTTGGATTAACTCATGGATTAAATGGTATAAGAAATACTGCTAAAAATATTATACAAGATTCATTAGAGGAGGTTGGTAGAAAAGACTATAAGATAGATTGTATAGCTGCTGAATTTAAAGATTGGGAGGTTAGTTGGTGATGAAGATATTAGTCGTGGGGGATAGTTGTAAAGATATATTTAGGTATGGTAGTATAACTAGATTAACTCCTGAAGCACCCGTTCCTGTTTTTAATCCTAAAAGAGAGACTTCTAATGATGGTATGGCTAAAAATGTATCAAAAAATATTGAGTCATTAGAATCTACGGTATATACAATTACTAATAAAAATAGTATAAAAAAAATAAGATATGTGGATAAAAAATCTAATCAATTAGTTTTGAGAGTTGATGAGCATGATTATTGTAAACGAATAGACAACGACATACTTTCTAAAATAAAAGATAACAAATGTTCTATTAATATGATAGGAGAAGTTAGTGTTGATGCTATCATCGTATCGGATTATTGTAAAGGGTTTTTAGAAAGTGATGATATTAAATGGATTTGTGATAATAATAAAAATGTATTTGTAGATACCAAAAAGAAACTTAGCAGTTGGATAGATAATGTTACTTATATAAAAATTAATGATTTAGAATATAGTGAAAATAAAGATTTTTTTAAAGAAAATCCAATTAATTTGAAAACTATCGTGACTCAAGGAAACAAGGGTTGTTTATTTAGAGGTAAAATATACCCAACAGAAGATGTACCTGTAAAAGATATTTCAGGTGCAGGTGATACATTTCTTGCTGGGTTAGTTGTTGAATATCTTAAATCAAATGATATAGTTAAGGCTATAGAGTTTGCTCAAAAATGTACCACATCGGTAGTACAAAAACATGGTGTTTCAACTATTTAATTATATTTATATATATATAAACAAGAGGTTATAAGTGTTCAAAAAGGTTTTAGCATTAGCTCCACATACAGATGATATTGAATTAGGTTGTGGTGGATTTTTATCAAAGTTAAAAAAAGAAAATAAAAACGTAGAGATTGATGCCATTTCATTTTCATCAGCTCAACCACTATCGGTTGGGGATCCAGTTGATGAGTTTAAATCTGCTATGTCTATTTTAGATATTGATGGAGAGTTTTTAGACTTTAAACCTCGTGTATTCCATCAACAAAGACAAGACATCTTAGATTTTCTTTGGAATAGAAATAAAGATAATGAATATGATTTAGTTTTATGTCCATCATCATATGATAATCATCAAGATCATCAAGTTCTAAACCAAGAATGTTTCAGAGCATTTAAAAAAACAAGTATATTTGGTTATGAAATGCCTTGGAATAATAGAACATTTTCAACTGATATTTTTGTTAAATTAGACAGACAAAGTATAGATATAAAATATAAAATGGTTGATTGTTACAAAACTCAAGGGGAAAGAGTCTTTATGAGTAAAGAATATATTTTTGATGTAGCTAGAACAAGAGGTTTACAAGTTGGGTGTGAATATGCTGAATGTTATGAAGCTATAAGGGTTGTTATATAATGAAGTATTGTTTTGATATAGATGGTACTATATGTAGTACCGATTGTGAGTATAAAGATGCTGTTCCATATCAAGAAGTTATTGATTGGATAAACAAAAAATATGATGAGGGGCATCATATTCAACTTTTTACATCTCGTGGAACATCTTCAGGACAAGATTGGTTTCAGTTTACATTAGATCAAGTTGAAGATTGGGGTGTTAAGTTTCATGGATTAAAATTAGGTAAACCAGCATATGACTTATTTATTGACGATAGAGCAATCAACAATGAAGAATGGTATAAAAAAGAAGGTTTAACTATATGAACATATTAGTTCTTAGTGCTGGAGGACCTGCTTCACATGGTGTTATAAAATCATTAAGGGACATTGACTTTAAGGGTAAGATAGTTAGTGTTGATTCAAATAAAATGTCTGCTGGTTTTTATTTATCGGATAGTTATTATACAGTTCCAAATGCTTTTGATAAAAATTATATAGAAGTGTTATTGGGTATAGTTAAAAAAGAAAATATAAATTTGATATTACCAACAAGTTCTAATGAAATAATAACTATTTCTAAACATTCAGAGATGTTTACAAATATCGGCGTCAACTTGTTTATGTCAAATTATAAATCAATAATGATTTGTTCTGATAAATTAGATTTTTATAACAAGTGTAAGAAATATTTTCCATTACCAAAAACTTCTTTGAATCCAAGAGATATTGGTTTTCCTTTTTTTGCCAAACCAAGAAAACACTCTGCGGGCAGTAGGGGTATTAAAGTTTGTAGGCGTATAGAAGACCTTAGTTGTGTGAATGTAAAAGAAAAAGAGTACATTTACCAAGAATATTTACCTGGTTTAGAATATACAATTGATGTTTTATGTGATATGAATTCAAATCCAATTTCAATAGTTCCTAGAAAAAGATTACAGACAAAAGAAGGTGTTTCAACAAAAGCTAAGGTTGTCAGAAATGTAGAAATAGAAAAATACTGTTTTGATATATGTAAATTTTTAAAATTAAAAGGCTCAATATGTTTACAGATGAAAGAAGATGCCAATGGGAAACTTAAATTTATTGAAATAAATCCTAGATTTGGCGGTGGCACTTATTTTTCTACTTTAGCTGGAATAAACTTTGTTGAGGTGATATTAGATTTAATTAATAAAAAACAAGTTAATCTACCTAATCCAAAAGAAATAACTGTTTTGAGATATTATAATGAGGTTGTTATATGAAAAAAAATGTGGTATTTTGGGTTGGTGTGAAAAACAAAAAATATTCAGAAAAATATGGTGGATGGGAATGGATGGATATTACTAGAAAATCTTGGGAGTATTGGTGTGAAAAACACGACATTATATTTTTTCCAATGGAAGAGCCAATTAAAGAGGACTTAACTAGGTTCAGAGTAAATTGGCAAAAAGCTATATATTGTTTTGATATATTAGATAATGCTGGTATTGATTATGACCAAATATATTTGGTAGATGGTATGAATATAATAAAATGGGACACGCCAAACGTATTTGAATTGACAAATCATAAGTTTACTGCTTGGAGAGATACAGATAATTTGGGATGGACATATAAAAGTATAGTTGGTTATAATGATTTTTTTGATGGGTATGAATTTGATAAAGAGAAATACTTTAGTTCAGGTTTAATAATTTTTAATGAACAACATAAAGAGGTTTTTCAATCATTTAAAAAATTGTATCATGACAATGTAGATACATTTGTAGAGTTACAGGATAAGAAAGTTAGAAAGGGAACTGAACAGACGCCTTTGAATTATCACTTACAAATAAATAATGTTGAGATAAATTTAGATTTACCTTTCAGTTATAAGTTATGTCATATACATAGAAAAGAAATGTTTAATCATAACTGGCAACTTAAAGAAGATGGAACTCCATTTTTTATTAAACACGGTTATGTTTGGGGTTTTAGTGGATTACCAAAAGACCAAAGAACTGATATAATTACTCAAACTTGGAATTTAGTAAAGCATAATTATGATAAAAACTATTTTTTAAATAAGCTGATTCATAAAGATGAGTGGTGTAAAACTACAACAAGAAAATTTAAAGAGGATATACTTAGAATATTTAAGGATAAAAAAACATATGATTGTATAGAAATAGGATCGTGTAAAGGTGATACTACCAGAGTTTTTGCTGAGTGTTTTAATAAAGTATATTCATATGAAAGGTCAGATGAAAATGTTAAAGACATAAAGAAAAAATGTCATGATGTTGATAATATTGAATATAGTCAAGAAGATGTTTATAGTAAAGATTTTCAAATACCAAATGCTCAAGTAGCATTTATTGACGCTGGTCATTCTACTGATTTAGTTAAGATTGACATACAAAGATTTTTACAAAAAAATCCAAATATGATTTTGATATTTGACGATTATGGTCAAGAAGATGAGTCTATTAAAAAAGCTATATTAGAAACAAACCTAAAAATAGATAGGTATATTGGAGAGTACAATGGTTTTTCTTTTAATAGATTAAATGGTGAACGGGTATCTTTTAAAGGTAGAGAGGGAGTGATTTGTAACTTATGAAAAATGTAGTTTTTATAGTAGATATAACATTAAAAGGTTCACAGAGAGATGTCGGTAGATGGGCTGAAACTCGTAGTGATCCTTATGTATTTTGTACTAAATCTTGGAAAAAGTGGTGTGATAAAAACAATTGTGAATTATTTGTACTAAATGAAGAGGTACTGCCTCATAGTCAAATGCCAGTATCTTGGCAAAGATATTATGTATTTGATTTATTAGAAGCTAATGGTATTGAATACGACCAAATTATGTATGTTGATGCTGATACTATTCCACATCCTGATTGTCCTAATGTATTTGATATGAGTGATAGAAAATTTTGTTTTGTACATAATGAAGGTAGTTATGATTGGATTTTAAGAAGTATTGAAAATTATAGTAAATACTTTTTTGATGGGTACATGATGCCTTGGACGGATTATTTTGATTCTGGTATGTTAATTTTTAACAAAGAACACAAACAATTTTTTCAAACGATAATAGATTTTTTTCATAATAATAGAGAAAATTTATTGAAGGTAGAAAGTGAGTGGCACGCTGGGACAGATCAAACGCCTGTTAATTTTTTGACTCATATTTTAGATATAGATTATAAAAGATTACCGTATGAATACAATATGTGTGATATGTTTAGAAAAGAGTTACTAGACGATGAGTTAACATTTACAAAATGGGGATGGATATATCAGTACAATAGCATTCCTAATAATAAAGATGATAAATTAACATTTCATTGGATGGAGAAAACTTATAATCATTTATGGGGTGGTAAATAATGGCTGATGGGATAACAATAAACGATAATTGTGTAAACTTAATAAAAGAGTTACTTCCAAACGGAAGTACAATATTAGAATTTGGTAGTGGAAAGGGTACAACTTGGTTATCGGATGCTGGTTATAAAATGTACTCTGTAGAAAACCAACCAGAGTGGATGGATAAATATCCAAGGCATACCACTTATATAAATTGTAATATAAAATATTATGACTCGGAATATTTAGCACCAAAAAATATTTTTAACCAAAGGGGATGGTATGATCCCGATGACTTGTTTCCTAATTTACCAAAAGAATATGATTTAATTTTAGTAGATGGACCAGGTGGAAGATGGGGTAGGGGTGGTTTTTACAAACACATAGATAAGTTCAATACCGATGTACCTATGATTTTTGATGATATACATAGAACACAAGATTCAGATGTCATGGAATATGTTTCAGAATATGTTGATAGGGATTATAGAACAATAGACCTTTATACGGGAGTTATAGATGCTAAATCTAACTAAAAAATATGTAATAGGAACTCACATAATGTGGTTTGAGATAGAGATGTATTCTGATTTTGTTGATGGCATCTTAAACTTACTAAGTACGATAGACGACTCAAGTAAGACAAATGTCACTATTGATTTATGTTTTAACATGTCCGAACAACTAGAAAGTATAGACAGAGAAAAAATACAACCAGAAGAATTATTAAAAAAATTTAATCACCATACTGATAGATTGAAAATAACATTAGGTAGTTGGATTAAATTTAAAAGTAGAGTGATTGCTAAAGACGAGTTTTATTTTCATGCTGATTACAGACGAGATTTAAATTACAATTATTGTAAGAAAGTGGATTATGTAATGTGGGGTGAAACAGATAGTTTCTTTCCAAAGGAAGCATTTCAAGCCATAGAAACATTAGCAAAATATACAGACGAACAGAACATACATAACTACTTACTTAGTTTTGCTGATAGAAAAATGTGGGATGCTAGTTGGGATCCTTTAGTTCATATAGATTACCGAGACTTAAAGTTTATAGATGATGATAACGGTCATTTGAATCCTAATCAAGCTAAATCACAAATGTCAATAGAAGAGATGAATAGGATAAATAGTAAAGCTAAAGAGTTTGATTTTTCATACATAACCAATCCAAAGATAAGTGGAGCTTGTTTGGTATTATCAGCCGACT